ATACACGACGGAAAAGTGCGGGCAATGTTTGCAACGCCCGACGCCTTTGTATCTATGTGCCAAATTGTCCGAGAAGACGAGACAACGGGATACATGGAACCCACACATACGCAGAAGAAGTTGCTGCAAGCTTACGACGAAAATCGCTGGCTTATGGTGAACAAGTTTCGTCAGGCAAAAATTACTACTGTCTCCGTCATGCTGCTTCTCAGGGACTGCATGTACCTAAGCGGAGTCAAAGGACTGCTGATTGCGGAACGCCAAGACACGGCGGAAGATATCTTCGAGCGCATACTCTTTGCCTACAACAGACTGCCAAAAGATGTGCGCATGCCTCTGACACCAGGAAAGAAAGCTGGTGCAACACAAATGCAATTCATTCACGGCGGAGGCATCAAAGTGTTGACGGCTGGTGGTAGGTCTCCTGCTATCGGTCGATCGATTGACCGGCTGGTCATTACTGAGTTCGGTGAAGCGCAGTGGCAACGTAAAGCTGCGATCAACATTTTCCCAACGGTAAACAAACGCCCCAACGCTAAAGTCATTCTCGAGTCCACACCAGGGCGTGCAGGATCTCACCATGAACAAATGTGGCGCTCAGCACTTGAGGGGTCCAGCCGGTTTGCCCCGCTATTCCTTGAATGGTGGGAAGATGAAAGCTGCAGAGAAATGGATGACTCTTTTGAGCCGACATCCGCTGAGCGAGATTACATGTCCCGCCATGACGGAATGTCACCACACAACCTCGCGTTTCGTCGGCGAGGGTTAAATACCGAGTTCGTAGGGGACACCAGACTGTTCTCTTGTAAGTATCCGTCAGACTCATACGACGGCTGGCTCGGAACAACGAACCCAGTAATGCCGGCAGAAATATTAAAACCGCTACTGGAGAAGGCGAAAAAAGACCCGGACGCAGGTATATATGCCTGCCATGAGTTCGAACCACCTAAGCCAGGACACCAATATTTAATAACTGCTGACCCCGCAGGCTTCGGTAGTACAGGTGACAAGTCTGCTTTGACTGTTTGGGATGCAACTGATTGGCGAGAGATTGCATTCTGGGAAGACCGTGAGTCCCCAGACCGATTTGCACAGCGCCTAAAGGTTGTCCAGAAAAGATATTTAGGTGCGTTGCTTGCGGTAGAGTCCAACGCCACAGCATGTATCGCAATTCTAAAAGACCAAGAAACACGAAACTTGCTCTGGACTGATCGAAACCACCCCGGCTGGTACGCAACAAACAAGCGACTACAAGAGTCAGAAGCCCGACTTGTCCAAATGTTGCGGCAAGAAGACCTCCATATCAGAAGTCGGGGTATGCTCCACCAACTATTGAACTATGACGGTACCCGGAAAAAGCGTGTACGTGGAGAAGATGGTACTATTCACCACTTCGACCGAGCACGAACGGCGGTTATGGCAGCAGATATTCTGTCAAGAAGACACTTTACTCAAGCCGCAACTGAAGTAAAATCGGATTACATGCCAGGACAAGTTACAATTAAGCAGCTTGATCAAATAAAGTCTCATAAGAGACGTGAAGCAAGATCACCCTTTAGACCCGCCTCAAACACTTGGAAGTAAAAAATGGCAAACTCATATGAAGATGCGAAAAAAGAAGCTGAGAAAGAAGCAAAAAAAGATGACGCAGAGACAAAGAAAAAAGTCCAAGGCATGACGGAGGAAGAACAAGATAAAGCGCTGAAGGAAAAGATGGACAAGGCAGGTGATAAGCTCGCAGCCATTATGAAGGGCAAACCTCAGGATAAATAATAATGGCTTCCAAGCTCTCTAAACTGATAGACCGTCATCTGAACTACTATAAACGTTCAGAGAAGAAAGACTTCGATAAGGCTCGCCGATTCTATCGGGGTAACTTCTTCACGACTACAGATTCCGATATCTCAGGAATAAGTTCGCACTCGTACCTGTGCTCAAAAAATATTATCTACGCTATCGCAGATACGGCTGTCAGTGCGCTGCTTGGACCAAACCCGTCGGTAGGCGCAGTCGCGCGTACCCCACGATCTCAAGATGCGGCACCATCCGTGACGGGGCTTGTAGACTACGTATTTGATTCAAACAAGTTTCGAAGAAAAGCGGCAACAACGCTCATCGATGCCGTCCTTTGTAAGCGCGGAATATTCAAAACCGGTTGGGACGCCAAGAGAGACATCCCGATTATCCGAGCAATCAACCCCTCCAGCATCTTCTTTGATCTTACTGTACGTGACTCAGATGATATTCGGTATTGGATTGAAGCTACCGTTATCTCATATGACGAGTTCAAGGCACGCGTAAAGTCAGGCAAGTACAAAGCAGACCTGGTAAAAGAAGTGACACCGGACAGGTATCCGAAATGGTTACTCGACGAGAACCAAAAAAGCAGTACAGACACTGTACGTGACGCCTTTCAGTGGGTCACGATCTATGAGTATTACGATCGTGAACGCGGAATTATGCAGCACTACATCAAGCAAGCTGATGCTGTAGTGTTTGAAGACAAGATTGACTACATCCCGTACTCAATGTTCTCTCTGAACCAGTCAGGTATTGACTGCCTAGGGCTCAGCGAAGTTCAGCTTGTTCTCAAGCAGCAAGAGACTATCAACGATTTGCTCACACACATGAAGCAAATCACGTACCTCCAGGTGCCTCGCGTAATGTACGACTCTGGCCGAGTCACAGAGGAAGATCTAAATAAAGCTGTGGACTCCTCTGCCGGTTCATTTGTTGGGATCAACCCATCAAACAGTGAGGCGCTACGTAGTCTGGCTACGTTGTTTTATGAAATGCCGATTCCAGATAGTCCTTCAGGTGTGAAAGATTTCATCGCTCGACAAGAAGAAGACGCCGCATTTATCTCGGCGCTGGCAGAAGCCGCTCGAGGTCAGGTGGCTGGAGCAAGAACCGCAACCGAGATGGCAATCATTGACGCACAGCTTAGAACACGCTTGGCGACACGAGAAGGCCACCTCAATGACGCCATCGAGGATGTCGCAAAGAAGGTCTTCTACCTCTGCAAGAAGTATATGCAGACCAACAGAATGATTCGGGTGTCTGGGTCAACTAAGTGGGCTGAGCTTAGTCATAAAGATCTCGTCGATGTTGATGTCGATTTTGAGATCGTGAGCTACAACCCGATTCGACGTAACCCAGGAATGATGGCAGAGACCCTGATCCAGATGTTGCCATTCCTGTCGCAGAACGAAAACGTAAACGTAAGACGTTTGACCGAAGAAATTCTTAGTAACCTGGGACTGCCAAGCAGAATACTTATTCCAGAAGAAGACATTATCGCAGCACAAGAAGAATTAGCAGCACAACAGCAAATGATGATGCAAGCAGAACAACAAGCCAAGCTTGGCGGAGCAGCAGCCGGTCAACCAGCCATAGACGCAAAAGAACAAATGCAACAAGAACTAATGCAGATGGAACCAGAGCAAGCTGCTTTGGCGCTTCAGCAGGCCGGGATCGAAATTCCTGGAACAGAAGAGTTGGCTGAGGATGCTTTAGCAGGTGGCGGTGGAGCACCAATTCGCGGTCAAGCATAAGGAAAAATAATGTCTGATTACGAAAAAAAGATGGAGGGGCTGAGAAAGTCGTTACCTCAGGCGTATGACCTTAAAGGCCAGGCAGGTACAGGAAAGCTTAAAGCACCAAAGGGTATGGACCCTAAACAGGAAGCAAAATGGCATGAAGCAGTTCAACGTAGAATGAACCCAGATTTCGCAGCCAAAATGGATGAAATAAAAAGAAAGGCCCAAGAAGAGTATCGAAAGAAACAAGGTAAAAAACGACCAACCTACTTCCCACCAGACACACAAGAGGAAGAATTCGAATACTTCGAAGATAAAGATGCACCAACTTTGGCTGAACTAGCCGAAAAACAGAGGGACAAAGTTGAGTACTTTGAGGATGAAGGATCAAAGACTCTCTCTGAACTGTACAACGAAGAACTCGATAGGCAAGACGAGGAGTATGAGGAAGCAGAGGAACGCAGACACAAGCGAGCTATAACGGCTGCGCAAATAGAGGACGGAGAATATGGCTCGGATAGTGCTATAGATGCCCACCAGGAGTACGGTACCTTGAATACGTTTTCGGACCCGCATCGAGCACTTATAGCGCCAGAGGTACACGAAAAACTTGAAAAACGCGAAAAAATACAGGTGAAACCGAGGCGGGTTCACGGAATAAAAATAAATCCGAAGATGAAACTATCGGGAGTAACGCAAACATTGACTACCCCTGACTTAGTTGAAGGAGACGATTCATGAGTTTGATAATGAACAACGTCGAATGCACTGGATGCGACTTCTTTGAAGAAGAGGCGATCTACCGTAGAGCAGATGGACCAGATGACTGCCCCGAGTGCGGAAGCAAACGTAAGATGAGCTTCGTCGGACTCCGTTACGCTATCCATGGTCAAGGACCAGGATCATTCGCCGCAGTCGACTTTGGTGTACTCGGCAAAGCCGAAACAAAAGAAGACTACGATCGGTGTATCAAAACAATTGAAGCCAGGTTCCCAGGTAAACGAGTAAACATACAAGAAGAGACGCAAGCACAGAAAGCAGATCGACTTGAAACTATCAGACACAATAGCTGGAAACGAAAGAAAGCTCGTGGGTGCGATGATCAAACGCTCAAAGAACTATCGACTTACCAAAAAGCTATGAAAGCTGAAGGTACACCAATTACGCCGAAGAAATCTGCACCGGCAAAGGCTAAGTAATGCCCGACCCATCGCGTAAAAACCTTCTATCCGATGTTGAGCTTGTTGAGTTAGCACAACGACACGCGAATACAAATGAACGATCTCTTCGAAAAGTTAAAGAAGACGCCGTGAAAGACGGTTTTGTCTACGAAGATCGGTCTTCTGGTGAGCGTAGAACACTACCAAATAAGTTTGTTCGTGCTATCGGAGAGCGTGCAACATTTGAATTAGTTGACCCAGACCTTGAAATGTCTGACACAAATCACGTAAATTAGTTACACCACACTGGTACAAACCAGACATCAGGAGCCTTTATGCCTACCGACCCAAAAACTGGAGAGCGACTTCCATACCCCGGAGAACCCGGATTTAAAGAAGAGGCGACAAAAGATGCCCCCGCACCAGAGGCTGGTGACGCAGATAAGAGGGCGGCGGATCTGATGGCAACTATCGATGAAGAGCTTGCTAAAAGAGAAGGTAAGCCAGAAGAAGGCGCAGAAGCTGCACCCACAGAAGAGGGCGAAGAAGCTGAAGGGTCAGAGGACCTCAAGCCTCTAGAGGAAACACTCGGCATTACACCAGAAAGAGCCAGTATGCTTTTTGAAGCGGCACAGCAGCTTGCCAAGACTGAGGGTAAAACCCCACAAGAATTGGCAGACATGATTGCAGGTGACTTTGAAATACTTATGCAACTCGAAATGATTGCAGCAAGAGGCGACGAGGGCGAGCCAGAAGAAGGTATGCCAGCACCAGAAGAAGAGGCAGCAGGAATGCCTCCAGCTATGCCACCAGGAATGGCACCACAAGGGGGAATGTAGATCCATGTTTGACGAAGATAACGACACAGCAGAAGCAGTAGAAACTGATGCTGCAGTAGAGCCTGTTGAGGCAGTAGATGCTGAGCCCATAGAGGCGGCAGATACAAACGACTCCACACCAGTTGAAGTAGAAGAGGTACAAGAAGAGATCGAAGTTCCACCAGTGTTCGACTGGAATGGTGAATTCGATAGCCTCCGCGAATCCGAGTGGGTACAAAAACTTGAACCTGAAATGCGTAAAACGCTACTCGAAGGTATTGAAGGTAAATACCAAAACTGGCAACGCGGATACACAAACAAGTATCAAGACCTCGCTAAACAAAGACGCGATGCCGAAGAGTTGATGAAGGAAGTCCGCGAACAAGAAGTTAAGGTTCAACGATGGCTTCATGGCGACATTGACCCAATGGTCGCTAAGCAAAAGGAAGTCGATGAGCTTAAAGTGGCTCACCGGGCCGCGCTAAGCACACTACGTAAAGAAGCCGAAGCAGCGCACGAAAAGGCCACGCAATCACACGGAAGTGCGATGGAAGCAGCCGCAAAAGAGCGCGACAACGCTCTCAGGAAATATCAAGAAGTACACGGACAACTCGAACAATTTCAAGAGTCACAGGTTGAACTACAAGTAGATTCGCTCGAACAGTGGCTCACCGCAGAAGCGTCCGATGTCTACGATAACGACGACGCTTTCGATAAGTTCTGTGAACTTGCCCGCGCTAACTTCACACCAGAAGACGCCGTCAAGATGGTTAGGGCAATCTACCCTCCACCAGAAGCAAAACCAGTACCTGCTCCAGTACCCGAGCCTGTACCAGAACCAGTACCAGAAGGTATCAAGCTCATGAACATGGGACCCGATACCGCATCAGGTACACAAGGTGGAGACCCACGATCGTTCGAAGAGATGATGGAGTCACTACGTAAGACAGCAATGACCGAACACGAACTTCTTCTTCGTAGCTAAATAAAAAACCCCCGACGGCCTAAGCTATCGGGGGCTTTTCTTTGTCTACGCTACATTGCGATAACGAAAAACTTACGGCTGTTGGTTACCGTGAGAACAACGTTCGTAGTTGTGTGTGTTCCCAAAGCAACGTCACAGGCTTCAGACGCACCGAACTCGCTGAACGACACGAGTACTCGTGACGGAACGTAACCAAGACCATGAGGAACATTCTGAGCACTACCAGTAGACGCGGTCTCCGCCGAAACAAAAACACCACCACCGGTTGTAGCCATACCTTGAGGGGCAAGAAGAACCGTACCGCTTGCCGCTACAGTCATAACGGTACCAATCTTAAGGCCGACAGTTCCCGCAGTAAGACTCAAACCACCAGCAGTGTCAGACAAATAAACGGGCTGACCAATTGAAGATGCCGAAGTGTTTAGACCAGATGAAGTCACAACCTTCCAGGGAAGAGCGAGAGGCAAATACTCACCAGTCGCACCAGCAAAGTCAGCGACGAAAAGCAATGACCCGTTGAGAGTTACCGCACCGTTAGCATCAGCCTTAGCAACTGACAAAAAGTCACCCTGCACACCAATGACACTAAGAACGTCACCAGCAGCAATATCCTCCGAGCAGTAAACCTTTACGGCGTTTGAACGAGTCTTCGTTACGCCAGGGATAATTTGTTCTTGTTTAAATTTAGCCATGATTTTCCATTCCTTTTAAGGAGTTACAAAAGCGCATCATCACGCCCAGAAATCTTACCATGAACAGAAAAATCAGCAACTAGAACTATTCGTCTTTCTTCTTCGGTCGCTCTCGACGCGGACTGCGGCGCACCGCACGAGAAGTACCCTCAGTCGGTTGACTAAACTCACCAGGAGTACCAGGGGTCCGAGTACGGCGAATGTTACTGCGTGCAATCTGACCCTGCTGCTCCGCTTGGGCTAAACGGCGCATATCTTCTTTCAGCATTTCTAATTCCTCAGGGTCACCAAACTTGCTCGCCTCGACCATCTGTTGGATCTCAGCCTCAGAAGGCCCCTCAACATCGTCGATACGACCACCGCCGCCTGGGGCGCCTCGTCCGGGGGCCTTGGTGTAAATCATTGTATCGTGATTTAGTACGCGACCAAACTTATCAAGCTTTAAAGCTGTACCTGGCCCAGAAATTCGCCCCTCGGCTATAAGTTCATCAACAGCCTTATAAAGATCTTGATCAAAAGGCTGAGAAGGATCTGCGAAAACCTCAGTAAATGAGAACGGACGACCCTCATCGGCAAATGACATAACTAATTCTTTGTACTGATCTATTCCGGTATCTTCAGTAAACGCTGGAACACGACCGCTGCCTACAGGTTTACGACGGTCTGTATGACGAATCACCTCTAGTTCAAGAAGTTCGTCGGACATTTCTTCATCGAACATGCTTCGAAGAAAATCGTCTTCCGCTTGAGACCCCGGCTCGAAACCCTCCCGCTCCAGTTTGTCAAACGCATCCTCTTCTGCTTTTTGCAGAAATTTATATCTATCATGGTGCGCTTGTGTGTAACCAGTCTTTCTATACTGATCGCTCCAAGTACCCCTTTTGTAGTCACCTCCACCGCCTGCAGGTCTCGGCTGACTGAATCCAGATTCATCCCCTCGAGGATTTACACGCTTCATCTCGAAGTACTTAGCCGACTCTTCTGGAGAAGCTTCGGTAATCAGGCGACGCAAGTCATCATCGTTATATGCATCGAGGCGGGGTACCCTTACGTAGTGCTCGAGACCGTCGTCGTTTGTCGCGAGTCTGAGCGCGTCATCCACATCAGCGGCCTCAATATAGCGATCACCGATCCGAAACAGCTTCCCACCACTCTCTTGGTCATCATAAAAAGCGTCTCGAGTAGAAATTTCTCGACGCATCTCGAAGTCGGGGTCACGAGGGCCTGTTCTTCCACCGCCTGGGGGCTTACCGCCGCCCCTCATTGACGGTAAATCAGGATCCACCACCTGGCCTGCGTAAAGCTTAGTATCGTTGTCGAGCATCTGCTGATACATATCTCTATATTGCTGGGTTACGAGATCCACACCCTCCAAACGACTATGATCTATCGACCCGTCTCTGCGGCGCGGGTAACCCTCTAGATTTTGTAACTTCTCATCGGATTGCCTAATTTTGTCCTGAAGATATTTTCGATCCTCGGACGTCAATTTATCTGACACACCACCGCCGCCTGGAGGCTTGCCGCCTGGAGGGCCAAACCCCTCAGCTTCGGCCTGTAATTGATTGAGCCATCTTCCACCCTCAATGTGTTCGGCAATCTCATCATCAGACAAATCACGACTACGCAAACGATCCCGCTCTCGTTGCTTCATATCTATAAATTCTTGATCGACCGAACGACCTTCAGCCTCGGCGAAAAATTTATGGTTTGAAATATCCGCCTCAATATCGCTACCGCGAAGGCGTTCAACGGCAGAATTAATTTCACCTTGAGAATACTTACTCAGTTTTGCACTACGACCACGACCGCCGCCGGGGGGCTTGCCGCCGCCTGGGCCGACGGGCTCACCGGCCAGCGAGGTTTTAGAGCCAGGTGGGACATATGACCCTTCGTGCCTAAGTGCCGCTTCCCGCTCTGCCTTACCGACCCCATACTCCTGAGCTAGATTCGAACGCTCCTTAGCCAACCTCTTATATTCATTCGAAATATCAATAGCGTCGAGTTCGCGACCACGCAGGTCCTTACCCGTAGAACGCAGCGATGCTTCTCGCTTGTTAAGTTCCATCAAGTCATCGTAAAACCTGCTTGATATCTCGCCAAAGTTGGTGTCCTCAGCCATATCTGTTCGTAGGTCGTCTAAAAACCTCTCCGAGTCCTTAGAGAACATAGAAAAAGGCTGACCGGAACGGGCGGCATGCATGTAACCAGGTGGCTCACGATCGAATTCGTAAGCAGCAAGTGGGTCATCATAGGGGCTTGGCTCAGGACCACCCTTTTGAAGTGGGTCTTCTATCGGACGACCCTGAGCATACTCAAGAAAATGATCGTCCTCGATGCCAGCCAACTCACGACGGATCTGCATATCGTCTGTCACATCACCGGCCTCGACACGCTTCGCAAGATCGTTCATCTTCTTGGCGGCTTCGTCAGGAAGCTCTTCTCCTGCTTCAGCAGCGCTCTTGAGCCAACCCTTGGACATCTTTCCGCCCAACGTACTCAAAACTCCAGGCAGCAAAAGCATCCCACCATACATGGCCGCTTCGCCGTACTTGCCCTCTTCAGCAGCTAAACCACCAAGGACAGCCTCTCCACCAGTAGCGAATGGCTCCATGGCGGATTTACTCGCCTCTTCAGAAAGCTTCCGTATCGCCGGTCGATCACCAGACACCACAGCACGACCAAACTCTTTTGCTTTTTCAGGCTCAGAATACAAGTACGCCTTTGCTCGTGGCTTGGCAAGCACTACATCTTCCGCAGCCTCTTTAACCACAGGACCCACGGTGGCACCAAGCTCACGTAAACCTTCAACTTCCTTGAACGCTTCCTTACCCATCTCCTTCGTGGATTTCTTTAAACCACCAACAGTCTCTCGAAGAAACTCACTTGCCCGAGGTAGCTCACGAATCGTCGTAGCTCTAAGATTCTCACGCTCCTCAATAGCCTTTTTCCACGCACGCCGTTGAGGAAGGCTCATCACCTTTCCAGTCTCCGGATCTCTACGAGGCACCCTAAACCCATGAACCTCC